AGCCCAAAGCTGGACACGCAAAGCGGCGGTAGATGCGGCGAAGACGATCGGCGAAGTGGAGGCTGCGTGATGCGCCAACGTCTGCTCAATTTGCTGATTGCCATTGACCAACTGCTTTGGGTGATTTTCACTCTGGGCAAAGGATACCCAGATGAAACGATCAGTGCGGCGGCTTGGCGCATGGAGCAGCAGGGCAAGCTCGCCGGGCGCGTGCTGCGCCCGCTGATCGATGCCGTCTTTTCCCCGCTCGAGCACGAGCACTGCCGCTTGAGCTTTGAGTCCGAGCTCCACGGGCAGCAACTGCCCGATGTGTACCAAAACCCAACCCCAACCTGTAAGGAGTAACCGCCCATGTCATCCAGCTTTCTGCACGGCATAGAGTTTCTTAGCGTCGACGACGGCATCCGACCGATCGAGACGGCGCGCTCAAGCGTCATTGGTCTGGTGGGCACAGCGCCAGCGGCGAACGACACGCTCTTCCCCCTCAATACCCCGGTCATGGTGATAACACCGCGCACGGCGATGGGGCTAGGCGCTACCGGCACGTTGCCCGACGCCATCCGGCTGATCCACGCGCAGGGCATCGCGCCGGCGATCGTGGTCATCCGCGTGCCGGACGTGGCGGACGCTCCGGCCACCCCCGCCGTCGACGAGCGGCTCGCTTCGGTTATCGGCGGCACCAACACAACCACGGGCGAGCGCACCGGCATCGCCGCGCTGCTATCGGCGCGCGGCACGGTGGGCGTCACACCCCGCATCCTGCTCGCGCCGGGCTTTAGCCAGCACAAGACGGTGGCGGATGCACTGATCGGCGTGGCGCAGCAGGTGCGCGGCGTGGCCTTGATCGATGGCCCCAACACCACGAGTGCCGCGGCCATTGCCTACCGACGACTATTCGGCTCCGACCGCGCCTATATCATCGACCCCGGCGTGATAGTGGACGGACAAGCTCTCCCAGCCAGCCCTGCCGTGGCGGGCCTGATAGCGTATATCGACAACGACAGGCAGAACAAACGCGGCTTTTGGTGCAGCCCGTCGAATAACTACCTGCTGGGCGTCAGCCGCGCCGCGCGAGCGGTGGACTTTGAGATGGGCAACAGCGACACAGAGGCTAACCTTCTCAACGAGGAGGGCGTCTCGACTTTGGTTTTTGAGCAGGGCCTGCGCCTGTGGGGCAACCGCAGCGCCAGTAGCGACCCGAAGTGGGCGTTCCTCTCGGTCCGCCGCACCGCAGACATGATCCATCAGTCGATCTTGCAATCCCACCTGTGGGCGGTTGACCGCGCCGTCGGCCGCGCCTATGTGCGTGATGTGCAAGAGGGCGTAAACTCCTTTTTGCGCCATCTCAAGAGCCTGGGCGCGATCATGGGCGGGCACTGCTGGCTTGATCCTGAGCTCAACACCCCGGCTAATATCGCCGCCGGCAGGGTCTATTTTGACTTTGACTTCACGCCTACGTACCCGGCCGAGCGCGTCACCTTCCGCAGCCACCTCGTGCCGGACTACGCCAACACCCTGTTTGACTAAGGAGTCCCATCATGGCTATACAGCATGTACTCGCCAACATGGCCGCGTTTGTCAACGGACGCGGCTACATCGGCCGCATTGCCGAGTTCAACCCGCCCAAACTCGCGCCCATCGTGCGCGAGTACAAGGCAGGCGGTATGGGGGCGGAGGTCGCCATCCCGATGGGCGCGGTCGAAAAACTCGAGGCCTCCTTTACCCTCACCGGCTACGACCCGGAGGTGCTCGCCGCCTTCAGCGTGGTGCCGGGCCGCCTGGTACCGCTGCGCTTCACCGGCGCGATGTACGACTACGACGGCACCTGCCGTCCGATCGAGATCACCCTGCGCGCGGTGCTGGCCTTCGAGCCCGACGCA